AGAGTCACCTCGGGGTCGATGGACCCGGTTCCTGCTCGGCCCGTGCCCAGGATCTCGACGAGGCCGGTGGCTGCCGAGGCGCACTTCCGATCTGCCAGCGTCACGCCAGCGTCAATTTGGAGCGAGGTCAGGCAGGGGAGGTACTCTGCGGTGGTGGCGGTGTTGGCAGATGTCTCGTTCTCCACCCAGCCCGCTGCGGAACCCTGCCAGATGGGAGGGGACGAGGGAGCGTCAGATGTGATACCCGTGAGTTGGGCTGCATCGGTGGTGGAGTTCAGAACGCCGCGCATCGTGAAGGTGGCGGTGGCGGGTCGGTTGACCTCGAAGTTGAAGGCCACATTGCCACGAGCGCCAACGCCCTGGATGGCTTGACCGTCCTCGTTGAAGTTCAGGGAGACGCTGGGCCATTGAGAGAACGACTCAGAAGACGAAGCGTTGACATCAATCCCGCCACCCAGACCGTTCGCATCGAAGACGACAGTGCAAGTCTCACCGCCCGCGGTGAACGCACCCCCGCGCACCGGGGAGATTTGGATGATCTGAGACGCGCCGACGATGCTATCCTCCAGCAGCACGGCGCGAGCGCCGCTAGTTTGGCCCTCGATGAGCGACCCGGCAGCGATCACCTGAGACGTGACATCGACCCGGAGGTTCTTGGTAACATTGCTGACAGGGTACCAGGCGAACCCCTCGTTGGCAGATGCACCAGACCCCGGTGCCGTTGCGCCTGATGAGGAGCCGGTGATAACAGCCGTTCCAGCAAAGGTTCCCGTAACGTCTCTCAGGAGTACCTCAGTAGCGCCTTCATGGGTGTCCATGACCACGATCCCCGTGGCTGCGGATACTGCCTGTGTCACTAGCTCGCCGTGCTGGAAAGGGCCGTTGGTAACGGTGCCGACTGCGAGAGCCTCAACTGAAGACTGTGCGAACCCGCAAGCCTGCAACATCGTTCCCCAGAGCGGGGGACCGTCAGCGTATGCGCCGCCGTTGGCTCCGGCGATCTCTGTGGTGACGGTGAACGTGGCAGCCTGTTGGCCGACAGTTCCCTTCACGGGAGTCAGGGAGTCACGCAGAACATTCCGCTCGATGTTCTCGACATCAATGGCGGCGGTCGCGTCGATGAGGACGAGGCCAGACTGGGCGGCAGTGGGGAATGTGCCAACGGCTCCAGGTAAGGATCCACCTGTAGTCTCTTTGGCTACGGAAACTTGACGGCGTTTTGAAAGTAAGGGCATGATTGTTTTCTACTGGTTCGGGTTGTCGAAGTCGTGTCGGTAGGCCACGCGGAGGTGAACCTGCCCGACTGCAATGTTGTTGTCTACCAGCTCGGGCAAGTCCTCACCGACCAGGTCGATGTAGGTGGCCTTGCCACTGAGCTGCATATCGGCGTTGACCGCCTTGCGGATATCGGCAAGGAGGAACTCTACGGATGACCGCCACGCGGCAGATCCAGGGGTCACGCGCACGGCGGCATACACCGTGACCTCCATGACCGACTCGATGCGCTGGCAGCTCAGGTACTGGCTGACCGTGTCCTTGTCAGGGACCAAGACCACCGCGGGGAGGGATCGACCGAGCTGGATCTCCTGCCCACCGAAGACCTCGGAGCGGCGAACGATGTGCTTGTACCCGCCGCCGACCGTTGTGATCGCCTTGAGGTTGTCGCGCAGTTGGTTCAGTACCTGCTGCTTGACGGGGGTGCCCGCGGGGTAGACTGGCACTAGAGCATCCCCTCCAGCTCGACGTTGAGCGTGTAGAGCCCTGGACCTGTCGAGGTCGATGTCATGTTGCGGAAGCGGACGCGCTCAGGCTTCCGGGTTCCGGGCGGCTTGAAGATCATGGCACGGGATCCACCGACCGACCGCGCCCAGAGGTGCAGCATCTCGGCGTACTCGCCCTGGCTCGCGTTGGGCAGCGTATAGGTGTATCCGTTGACGGTGCGCGAGTAGATCGCCCGACCGCCGGAGAACCCGCCCTCGGATGTGGTGCCAGCGTAGGAAGCAAGCGACTCGACCACAGCCATGCCAGTCGGTAGGCAGCGCGGGGCGAACTGGATGGGAGCCTCGTAGTTAGCCACTAGGCTGCGCCTCCCTGGATCGCTTCGACCGCATCGGCCACGGCCTCGCGCAGCAGACGGCGGCGCATCTTGTCGATCTTGGTCGAGTTGAGCCAGGTGTCCCTGAACTTGAGGCGGGGCTTGATCGTCACCTTCTTGACCAAGGCCCAGAGGGCGGGGTCGTTGTCAGTTTGGTACAGGCCCGTGCGGAGGAAGATGGCGCGGCCCTTGCGGTAGGTGCGCCCGGTCTCCATCAGATCCCTGGCCGATGGGTAGCGCACTTTGCCAGCACCAGTTAGGTTGTCAGGCAGCGGGACCGTCAGGAACCCCCTGGCCTTCTTGGGCTTGATTGTCGCGCCCTCCTCGTGCGTCCAGACATAGGGCGCGGTGTCGCTGTCGCCGATGGTCACGCGCATCCGTAGCGTGTCGCCGAACCCAGTGGCCTTGTGGGCTGCGACTGAGTTCGCCAGGTCGCCGGATCTGGCAGACAGGCGGTTGGTCTTGTTGATCTGGGACCAGGGGCGGTTGATCCGCTTCTTCGTGGCAAGCATGAACTCGTCCCCGATATTATCGAACCCGCCCTTGATGTAACGGTTGAACAGCTTAGGAGCCTGGGCGAACGCTGACCGTGCAGCCTTGCTTCTCATATCGAGTTTGAACTGCATCCTCAACGCCTCGCGTACTGGTCAAGGATCATGCGGACTTCCTTCTGCAAGGTGTACTCCGTCTCGAAGGACGTGGACCCGGCCCCCGTGGTGATGTTGCCGCCCATGCTGTCACGCCGCTGCAAGAAGTACTTGACCTGCATCGTGGCCGCGAGGCTGATCTCTGGGTAGCCGGAAACCACGGCAGCAGCGTTGGCACCGAGGCCGCTGGTGTAGACCACCTGGAAGTAGTTGTTCTTGTAGATCGGTGCGAAGTCCAGACGGATCCAGCCGCTCCGCTTGTGGACCGTGTAGGCGGTAGTCGCCTCGGCCAGCACGCCAGTGAAGTCGGACTCGGAGTGATACTTGAGCGAGGCGAATGTCGTGACAGGCTGGCCGTCCAGGGTGACCACGCGCTCGAAGCGGCGGCCCTCGTATGTCTCCGTCCGTGAGGCGCTCAGGGTGTGGAACCCCAGGTACTGCGTGATGCGATCAGACACCGCCGTGATGACGGTGCCGATGTAAGCGTCCTGCGATGTGTCGGTCATCGAGGTGTCAATGCTCTCGTTGACCTTCGCCACGGTGGTGAGGTCTACGGACGCAAGCTTGGCTGCTTCAATCGCGGGCATGGCTAGTCTTCGTCGCCCTCATCGACGGGGAACTCTTCGACCGCGGGCTCCTCGACCGCAGGCGCAGGATGCTCCACGGCAGCGGGGCGACCGACCAGGTCAGCAGGCGCAAGGATCCACGCCGACTTGTTCGACAGGTACTCGGGCGACTCGGGCGTGGTCAGGTAGCCGTAGCAGTAGGTGACCCCGTCATGCTGAAGGTTGAAGCCACGCCGCACGGTCACGAGACGCTCGTCCTTCGTGGAAGATGATTCCATTCTGTTTTGGTATTTGCTCATAGCTTCACGATGTTGGTTTGCGTGGACACGCTGTTCACCTTGTTGCCTGCTTTGATCCAGACACCCGTGATCGAATAGGCAACGGAGGCCGTGGTGAAGTACGCCCGCACCCAGCGCCGGACATTGTTCCTGTCAATTGCCCACAGGTCTTCACCGAAGTCCTTGCTAGGGTTCGTCACGGAATGCGTCACTGCCGACCCGGAAACCGCAGCCCAGGTGGAGTTGTCATCGGAGTCCTGAATTGTCACGGTGAAGTCCTTGGTTGGTTGGCCCGCCGTTGCCTGGGCAACGAAAGTGACCGCCAGGAGAAGCACCGTATGGTCCCCAGCCTTGACGGACCCACCAATGACGGGAGCCCCAGCAGATACGCCCTGCGTGGCCTCCTTGCAGAACTCAATCTGGTAGTCGCCAATCTCATCGTGCCTAACCATTGTTCGATTCTCCTGCGGCGGGTGCCGACTTGGTGGGGGCCTTCTTGGCCGGACGCTTCTTGCGGGTGATAGGGGGAAGAGCATCGAGGTCAACGCCGCTGGCCTCGACATCCTGCTCAACTTTGGTCTGCGGCTTCTCGCCACTCGCCGCTCGATCCGCTTCCTTGATGCGGTTGGCGAGGATGCGGGGCTGCACGGCCACCTGGCTGCCAGAGGGGAAGCTCTCGACTTTGACGAGCTTCTGCATCTGGCCCTCAGCGAACGCCATCATGGACGGGTCGCTCAGGTCCACGAACCATCCGGGCTTGCCCCAGACCTTCGAGTTGGGATCTTGGACCCCAGGGATGTGGAGGCAGTAGCCTGCCTTGATCTGATAGAAGTGAGTGGTTCGCATTGTTCGGTCTGTCTTTTGGTTTGGTAAGGGTAGCCCGGTGGGCGACGATCAACGCCGCCGCCCACTAGACAATCAGTTCAGGCTCAGACGCTTGCGGTCGGGGCCGTGGCGTAGTTTACCGTATTGGGTCCATTGGTCAGGACGCAGGAGGCAGACATGTCAATAGCCCCTGTCGCTACCGTACCGGCCTTGACCTGCAAGTACCTATTTGTCTTGTCAAGGTCAACGGCAACGACCATCGTGGAGTCATCGCTGGTAATGATCACGGAGGCCGTGGCCCCGGTCACATCAGCGAAGACGCCTCCGCTCGTAGCGCAGTCCTCGACCTGGAAGGTGTAGGTTCCAGCGCAGTCGCCGATATTCAGAACGAATACGGCATGGCGATAGCTCCTCGTGTCAATCTCGGGACCAGCGCCAACCGCTCCAATTGCGTATGCCTCGGGGTCGAGGGCACCAGTAAATTTGCTACTTGAAAATCCATCCATAATAATATTCTCCTGAGATCAGATGCCGGAAAGGTCGAGGTCGGTAATAGCGGTGAAGGCACTCGGCTGAGTAACAATCACGTCCATGTCGCAGTAGGCAACGATGTGTGTCTGACGCTTGCTCATTGCATCGTCAGCGGTGTTGGACGCTTCGACCGACAGGTTGCCCCATTGGACCAGCATCGCCTTCTCCCAGTTACCGAAGAGGACTTCGCCAGTCAGGCCATCAGACCCAGCGTCGAGCTGAGTCGAGGTGCGGTAGTTGTGACCGAGAATCTGAGTCTCTGCTCCAGCAGAGAACACGCGGGGTGCCATGTTGACATCGACCCCGGCGTTGTCCGTAGCGATCTGACGCAGGGCTCGCTTGGCTCGGGGGTGCATTGCCCAACCAAGAGCGCCTGCGCCCTCAAGGGCGTTGGAATCGGCCAGGGCCTCCTCCATATGCAGGAGGTCGGTATAGGCGGTGGTGAGGGCCTTCAAGGTGTCCACCCATGTGGCGGCACCACCGGCACCGTTGACAGCAAGACCCGTAGTGTTCAGGATGCCAGTCGGCTCTCCTGCGGCACCCGTGCCCTTCAGGATCCATTTGTTCATGGTCAAGGCAATCTCCTCGGCCATGCGGTTACGGATGAAGCTCTCGGCTCCAGCACCCATGCTCAGGAATCGACGGCTGGCCTTGATGTAAGACTGCGCCGTGTGGGGCGTAGCGATCAAGGAACCGAAGCTCAGGTCCGTGGCGGTGTTCGCTGCGTTCTCGGCAACGGCATCCACTGCGGGACCAGACTTCTCGCTCGGGATCTCGACAGGAGAACCAGTCGCCTGCAACTCCTGAACGCCAAGCTCCATCGCGATCACGCGAGGGCGAAGCAAGGGGATGATCTCCTGGTCGAAGACCTGGGTCGGCACAAGGAAGCCACCAGCGGTATCAGGCGTGGTGCCCATGTCGCGGATCTCTTCGGACATGGCCCATTCCATCGGGGCCTCACGCTCGAAGTTGTGGGCTCCTTTGCCCAGCGCACGGAACACACGTCCCAGGCTGTACTCTTCGCCGTCCTGGGAGCTGGAGGCTCCGGGGAGGTCGTGAGTCGGTTTCTGGGCAGCGTCGAGACGAGTCTCTAGCTGGGCCATACGCTCGTTCATGGCGGTCTGCGCCTCGTCAACGGAAGTCAGTCCTACGCGGACGGCTTCGGTGAGGGCACCCGTGAGGTTCTCCTCGAACTCG